ATATAAGTATAAGTAAATAAAAAGTAAAAAAATATAGATTTGTAATTTGATTAGAGTAAATATTTAAAATACTATGGACCCATTAACACAAGCATACATGCAAATTATCAACGAAGAATCTGATTGCAAAGTTAAAACCAATTTAAAAGTTGGTGCAGCATTTGGACATTCTGAAAATGAAAAAAACGCCAGCAATTTTATCAAAGATTCTGGACCAGAAGATGTTGAAGACTTAGAAGATGCCGAAGAAGCTCCAAAAGAATTAACATCCGATGTAGATTCCTCATTAAAAAAAGCACCATCCGTTAAAGGTGAAAGTAAAAATCCTTTCGATGCATTGTTTAACAAAATTGTTTCTGAAGAAACATTTAATTTTTCAACAGAAGATGACAATGAACTTGAACCATCTAATGCATTTGAAGACACCACAATGGGTCTTGGTGACGAAGAAGCTGAAGAAGATTTAGCAGAATTTGATGATGAAAACGAAGAATCTGGTGAAGAAGTTACTTTAACTTTGGATAAAGATTTAGCTTCTAAGTTAATCGAAGTTTTACAGGCCGCTTTGGGTGATGAAGAATCAGAAGAAGGTGAAATGGAAGAAGGCGAAGAAGGCGATGAAGAAGAAATCCCAGAAGACTCCAGCGAAATGGAAGAAGGTGAAGATGAAGAAGACGAAACTCTTTCTAAAGAATCATTCGCTTTAGACGAAGCAGACAAGGTTAACGTCGATTCCGCTGTTAAGAAATTAACAGGTAAAAGTAATAAAGTTGAAGGAACTTTATCAAAAGTAAAGGGCAAATCAGCTTCAGTTCCTGCAACCGGAAAAGGATCGAATAAGCCACTGAAGGCTCATAACACAAAGCCAGCTGTTTCTAAATTAACAAAAAAGAAACAAGATGTTGAAGGTTCTTCAATTAAAAAAGGCGACGAGTATTTTAAGTAATACTAACACAAAAATAAAATAAAAAAGAAACCTCGCTTGTGCGGGGTTTCTTTTTTTGTAAGTATATCAAATGAATATTAGTTTTGGTGATTATTTTAAACAAAATGACAAAAAACTTTTAAGTCCTAATACTGGAAATAAAAAACATCAAACAGTTGGTAGACTTATGAGTTCTGGATTAACTAGAAAAACTGGTGCTAATTTAGTTGCTAGATCAGCAACAGAAAAACAACATAGTCATCCAAAAATAACATTATGTTTAAATAGCGAAAAAGGAATAACTCCATTAACAAATGGGGAAGCTTTGGATATAATGAAAATATTTGGTCTTTATCCCAATGAATCAGAAAAAGATAAAGCGATAAAACAAACTGGTGTTTATATTAGATACATTGCTCCACAACAATATATTCTTATAAGAAAAGAAAAGGAATAATATGGAATCTTTAAGGTTTTTAAATAAACAAATCAATTTACAAGAAAGGTTGAATTTTTCAAACTGGTGGTTGGAACAAATAAACATTTTTGGACAAGATATTACATATTATTCAAATCAAACAACTTTAAGTGAATCAAATCCTTTGTATGGTGAGGATCCAACTGCTGGTTTCAGTAACGGTAAAAATATGGTTTTACTTTTGAATCTAACAAACGATTCATACTTGTTATCAAAATTTGGTGTTGTTGCTGATAGTGACATGACTGGTGTTATACATCCAACATCTTTCACGGAAGTCTATGGTCTTTCATCTGAACCAAAAATGGGGGATTTAATAAAATTAACAGAATTTGGAAGTGACAGAATTAACTTTCCAAAAAGAGGACCAACTATATATGAGATAACTGAAGTAATTGATGAGTTTCAACTAAATGCAATAGCAGGACATTATGTTTGGTTTTTCAAAGCTAAGAGATATGACTTTAGTTTTGAAAACGGAAGTCCTGGTGCTGGGCAAGGAAATACACCAAACAATGATAATGACATATTAGAGCAAGTATCTAAAGATAACTTTGATTATTTTGAAGAAAGTCCTTGTTCAGATACTTCAGTATATGGCGACTATTAAATTTTTTCTATCTCGTACTCAGAATAGTCTCTAGATTCATAATCATCATCATAACAAATATCAATGTTGTAGTCGTTCTTCAACAACTTTTTAAGAATAATATTTTCTGTTGATGTAATATATTTTTTAATGGCAAGAGGTTTTAATTCTACCTGTTTAAAGGGAATTCCTTTTTCCTCTGCTTTATCAGCTAGAATATTTATTGCTTCATAAAGAGCCATCCATTTTGCTAAAATTGATGTTTCGCCATGAATTGTTTCCCAATTTTTGTTTCTATTTTTCATCGTTGATTAAAGGTATGTTTGTTGCACTTGAAACAATAACAGGTTCAGTTGTTCTTGCAACAACAAATTGAATATTAACAACATTTTTCTTTTTACACGAAGAACATTCAAATTCCATTCTTTCATTTTGATCTGGAAGGAACGTCATTAAATTTTTATTGTTGCAATATGCACACTCTAAAATAGTTGAAAGAGGTTCTAGTGCTTCTAGCTCTTTTTGTTTTGTTTTTTGGATATAATAATTGTTTACCATGTTACCAATAAAAGAAAACAAAATATATTGAAATACAAAAACTAAACAAAAAGATGGAATGAAACCAAAACCAAAAAACCATAGACACAATGCGCCTATAGTGGATAATAAAAATACTTTTAAAGTTGAAAAAAACAACTCAACTGGAATACTTAATTTTTTCATGAATCCAAATTAGCATTTAAATACTAATATGTCAACAAAATATTAAGAAACTTTAATCAAAACCGATGGTTTTTCTGGTTGTGATTCGGGTTTAATACTTTCTGGTCCTCTTGCTGTTGCTTGTGAAGGTTGTGGACCGGCCAAATTTGAAACTTTTTCTATGGAAAGGCCAACATCTTTAATTAATAATAAAGCTTGTTTTGATTTTTTATAAAGTTCTATTAATTGATCTTTTTGTTTTGGTTTAACAACGGGGTTATTTTTTGCGCATTGTGCCAATTTATTTGTTGCTGCTATCAAGTAAACGAAACTATCTGATAAATCATCTACAATTGTTTGTAATGGCCAAGGATAGCTAACTGGACCATCGGGTGGTGGTGTTGTTGGAACGTCCGATGGCATGTTTTTTTGATATGGATAATTGTAATTTCCAGTTGTTGAGACTGGTGCGAAATCTTTTCTAGGTGCCATAGAACCAGCGGAATATTGTTTATTTCCGCTGTCGTAAATTTCTTCAATTATCTTCTCTATATTCATTATCTAATGTTTCCGACCTTTGAAAGATTTCCACATCTAGCGCAAACCCATTTACATTCTTTGATAATAGTTTTTGTTTTTGGATCTGTTCTTTCGGTGATTCTTCCGTTGACAGTTGCTCCACAGAAATTGCATGGAATAGGTCTGTTTTCAACTGTTTGATATTGTGGTGTGTTATTCATGACTTAATTACTTATTTATGATCTCCCGGTTTCCAAGAATCTTTTTTAAATTCTTCTGTTTTAGGAGGGTTTAATTCTTTGAACTTATGTGTTATGAATCTGCAAAGTTCAGATCTAACAATATCTGCTTCCGTTAATTCCATACAAATAATTCCATTTTCTCTTGATTCTTCGTTATTAAATAAATCATAAACTTTACTAAAGCCAGATTTTCCTTGTGGTAAATCGCTTTGTTCTGGATCGCCACATAAAAATACTTTCGAAAATTCACCAATTCTGCTCATAATTGTTTGTAATTCTTTAGTAGAAAAATTTTGAACTTCGTCCGCACAAACAAACTTTGCAGAGAAATGTAATCCTCTTGCAAAATTTATAGGACAGATTGTTAATCTATTATCTTTCTGAAGTCGATCTATATTAGGTTTACTAAGAAGCTCAGAAAATTTATCATGAAATGGTGTCAAATACACATTGAACTTTTCCATAATATCTCCCGGTAAGAAACCTAATTTTGAGTCAGAAGATTCAACAGCAGACCGAACCAATACTAAATCAGAAACTCTTCTTTTGTTTAAGAGAGTTAGACCACAATACATAGATAAAATTGTTTTTGATGTTCCAGCTGGTCCCTTTAACAAAAGAACTTTTGTTTTTTTATCTAAAAAATTAGCAATAATTTCTTTTTGTTTTTCTG